ATAACATACATTATGAGCAAATTTTACACTAACGTTTCCCTGAACCGTAACGATATTCTTTTGCGTGGCTATGAGAATGGTCAGCGCGTACAGCACCGTATTCCTTGCAAACCTTACTTGTTTGTACACTCACGTGGTGCTGTTTCTAACTATCGAAATTTAAAAGGTAAGTCTGTTGAACGAGTTGATTTTGATTCCCCTTCAGATGCTCGTGACTTTACTCGCCGTTACAGTGATGTGGAAGGTTTCGAGATTTACGGGTTTACAAACTTTGTTTATCCCTTTATCAATGATTATTATTCTGGCGATATTGATTATGACCCTAAACTTGTCAGTAAAGTAAATATCGACATCGAAGTGGCGGCTGATGAAGGCTTCCCTGATATTCAGACTGCTGATAAAGAAATCACCGCTATTACAATGAAAAAGAACGACATCTATGTTGTTCTTGGTTGTGGTGAATTTACTACTGATAAGTTTATTGAACTTGAAGAAGAACTTCGAGAAAAAATTAAATATATTCGCTGCAAAGATGAAGGTGAACTGCTGCTTAAGTTCCTTGATGTGTGGCGTTCAAAGTGGTTCTCTCCCGATATTGTGACTGGATGGAACATTGAGTTCTTCGATATTCCTTATATTGTTAACCGTATTAAGCGTGTACTTGGTGATAGTATGGCTAAGAAGCTTTCACCTTGGGAATTGTTAGAAGAACGTACAGTTACTATTGCAGGCCGAGACAATCAAGTTTACGTCCCTGTTGGTATTTCTCTTCTCGATTATATGCAGATGTATCGTAAGTTTACTTTTACGATGCAAGAGTCATATCGCCTCGACCATATTGCTAATATTGAACTTGGTGTTCGTAAACTCGATTACTCTGATTACGAAAGCTTATTTGATCTCTATAAGAAGAACTATCAGCTATTCATTGAGTATAACATCAAGGACGTCGATCTCGTTGACCGTCTTGATGATAAGCTTAAGCTGATTGAGCAAGTCTTTGCTATCGCATACGACGGTAAAGTCAACTATCAAGATACATTCACTTCAGTGCGTATGTGGGATGTGATTATTCATAACTATCTTATTAGTCAGAATATTGTTGTTCCTCAACTTAAAGTAAGTGAAAAAGAGCGCCAGATTATTGGCGCGTATGTTAAAGATCCTCAAGTAGGTATGCATAAGTGGGTTGTATCATTTGACTTGAACTCGCTTTATCCTCATTTGATTATGCAATATAACATTTCACCAGAGACATATGTAGGTCATGTATCTTCTATAGTTGGTGATGATGGTGTACAGAAAATTCTTGATGGATATTTAAACGAGCCTTCTGTACGTAATCAACTTACTTCGCAAAATGTTACCTGTGCTGCATCTGGTTGTATGTTCGATAAGGACTACCAAGGCTTCCTTCCTAAACTCATGCAACGTATGTATGATGATCGTGTCATCTACAAAAAACAAATGCTTGATGCTAAACAAGCATATGAACATGATCCTTCTTATGAGAATGAGAAGGCTATTTCCCGCAACCATAACATGCAGCTTGCTAAGAAGATTCAGCTTAACTCAGCTTACGGTGCATTATCTAATGCATACTTCCGTTGGTTTGATAATAAGCTAGCTGAATCTATTACTTTGTCTGGCCAGCTCTCCATCAAATGGATGGAGCGTGCAATGAACAAATATCTTAATAAATTATTTAAGACAAAGGATGAAGATTATGTCTTGGCATGTGATACGGATTCTATGTATATTACGCTTGACAAGTTGGTCACTCAGGTTGGTCTTGAAGGACGTCCAGTACCTGAGATCGTCAAGTTTTTGGACAAAGTATGTGAAGAGAAGCTTGAACCGTATATTGAAAGCAATTACGGAGAGCTTAGCGAATATGTTAATGCTTACGATCAGAAAATGAAGATGAAACGTGAAGCTATTGCTGACAAGGCTATCTGGACAGCAAAGAAGCGCTACATTATGAATGTGTGGAATAACGAAGGTGTTTCATACAACGAACCTAAATTAAAGATTATGGGTATTGAAGCTGTTCGTTCTTCTACTCCTGCTGCTTGTCGTGCTAATATTAAGAAATGCATTAACGTTATTATGAATAAAGACGAAGATGCTACTATTGAGTTTATTGAGAAGTTTCGTCAAGAGTTTAAAAAACTTCCATTTGAAGATGTAGCATTTCCACGTGGGTGTAAAAGTCTTGCTGATTACTCTGATAGAGAATCTATCTATAAGAAAGCTACTCCTATCCATGTGCGTGGTGCTCTTCTCTATAACAACCTGCTTAAGCAAAAGAAACTAGATCAACGTTTTCCTCTCATACAAGAGGGTGATAAAATTAAGTTCTGTTATATGAAACTGCCTAACCCTATTCGTGAAAATGTATTTGCATGTCCTGGTACTCTTCCTCGTCAACTTGGATTGGATCAGTTTATTGATTATGATATGCAGTATGATAAATCATTTGTAGAACCAATTAAGACAATTCTAGATGCTATTGGGTGGCAAGTAGAAAAACGTGCTACTCTCGATGCATTCTGGGTATAATGAAAGGTATTAAGATGAGCGGTGATCGCATAGATATGAATTTTGACTTTGGTTTTTCTGCAGTAACAGAAGAAGAACTAAAGCAATATGAGAAACAGCAATTACAGGAACTATCTGCTAAGGTAGAGAGTAAAGGTGTTGAAGCTTATACGTATAAAGAAAGATTAGATACAATGTATAAGATGATAATTCCTCTTATCACTAATCTCTCTAAGGATCCACAAAAAGAATATATTCTGTGGCCTGGTCGTGATAAGAAGCTTGCTGAGTTTAAAGCAAAGCTAGATGCACTTATGAATGATTAATTACCTTGCACTGCTAGTTGCACTTAGTCTATCGAGTGTATCTGCATACTATTCTATCATTGGTCTAACAGCTATATTTGCAGCTGCATTCTGGCCTGTTGTCATTATGGGTAGTGTACTAGAAGTAGCTAAAGTAGTAACTGCTTCCTGGTTATATAGAAACTGGTCACAAACTAATTTAGTACTAAAAACATACTTAAGTATTACAGTTGCTATTCTAGTTTTTATTTCTAGTATGGGTATATTTGGCTTTTTATCACGCGCTCATATTGAGCAAGGTGTTAGTATTAATACAGGCGCAGCTGATCAGATTGCTATTATTAATATAAACATTGAAAATAAGAAAGCAACCGTTGTAGATATTGATAAACAAATTGCACAGATTGACTCTGCAGTAACAAAGTTAACTGATAGAGGGCAGGCTAATAGTTCACTACAAGCTGCTGATAGACAAAGAAAGACACGTAATGACCTCGTATCACAGAAGAGCAAGCTACTTTCAGAAATATCAGAGCTCAACACTCAAAAGGTCAAGCTCTCTTCAGGTATCAAAAAACTTGAAGCAGAAGTCGGTCCTATTAAATATATCGCCGAGCTCCTGTATGGAGATAAAGATAGCGGGAATGTCGAAAGAGCAATCAGAGGAGTTATTTTGGTTCTTGTTATTGTGTTTGATCCTCTTGCTATTCTTCTTCTCATAGCAGCTAATCAAAGTCTTACTAAAAGAAAAGACTTGCCAATTATACACACTAATGATACAATAGAGTCTGATAAAGTACTACGCATAGACGATATTCAAATTTGGAGATAACATGTCACTTATTCAACGTTTGATCAAAACCAGTACAATTGAAGATACAGAGATTCTTACCGAGAGTAAGATCTACGGTAAGAAAGATATGATTTTGACTAGCGTTCCAATGGTGAACGTAGCATTGTCAGGTCGTATTGATGGTGGATTGACTCCTGGTCTTACTGTATTGGCTGGACCTTCAAAGCACTTTAAGTCAGCATTCAGTTTGCTTATGGCTAGTGCTTACTTGAAGCAATACCCTGATGCTGCTCTTCTCTTTTATGATTCAGAGTTTGGTACTCCACAGGCATACTTCGATTCGTTTGGTATCGATAAGGACCGAGTTGTTCATACTCCTATTACTGATATCGAAGAACTTAAGTTCGATATCATGAAGCAGTTGAATGAGATTGGTCGTAACGATAAGGTTGTTATTGTTATTGACTCAGTAGGTAACTTGGCTTCTAAGAAGGAAGTTGAGGATACTATGAATGAGAAGTCTGTTGCAGATATGTCTCGTGCTAAGTCTCTTAAGTCACTCTTCCGTATGGTTACACCACATTTGACTCTCAAGGATATTCCTTTGATTGTTGTTAACCATACCTACATGGAAATTGGAATGTTTCCTAAGGCAATTGTTGGTGGTGGTACAGGCATCTACTACTCAGCTGATACGATCTGGATTCTTGGACGTCAGCAAGAGAAGGAAAACGGTGAGATTGCCGGGTACAACTTCGTCATTAACGTTGAGAAGTCTCGTTATGTGAAGGAAAAGAGTAAGATTCCAATTACAGTATCATTCGAAGGTGGTATTAAGAAGTGGTCTGGGCTACTTGACTTGGCACTCGAAGGTAACTATATTGCTAAGCCTTCTAATGGTTGGTATCAGCTCGTTGACCGCACTACCGGGGAATTGACTGGTAATAAGATGCGTGCTGCTGATGTTGAAGACAATAAGCAGGTTTGGATGGACCTTCTCAAGAGTACAGACTTTGCCGAATGGATTCGTACTAAGTATAGCTTGGCTACTGGAGCATTAGTAAACAATGACGAAGAATAATACAACAATTAATAATAATGAAGGTGGTATTGGGTTCTTTGGACTCCTTACTATCCTATTCATAGGACTTAAGCTTACAGATTTTATTGATTGGTCTTGGTGGTGGGTATTGAGCCCTATCTGGGGTCCAATAATTTTTATTATTGTAATTTTTATTATCCTTGCAATATTCGATTGGTTTTTTAATAGGTAATGATAGAACAAACAATCCTCTCTCACCTCATTTATAATGAAGCATATGCACGTAAAGTGCTGCCTTTCCTAAAGGCAGATTACTTCCATAATCACTCCGATAAGACTGTTTATAGGCTTATTGATGAGTATGTTAAAAAGTATAACAACACTCCTACACGAGAAGTGTTGCAAATTGAACTTGAAAAGTCTGATTCACTTACTGAGTCTATATTCAAAGACGCAAAGTCGACTATTGATAACTTGCAAGTCGATAATACAGAAATTCAATGGTTATTAGATAGTACAGAGAAGTTCTGCCAAGATAAGGCTGTTTATAATGCAATTATGGAATCAATTAAAATCCTGGACGACAAGTCTGGACGATCATCTCCAGGCTCGATCCCAAATATACTCTCAGACGCTTTGGGGGTTAGCTTTGATGTCAGTATTGGCCATGACTATTTTGGCAACAGTGATGATCGCTTTGAGTTTTATCATCGCAGGGAGGAACATATTCCCTTCGACCTCGAATTCTTTAATAAAATCACTAAAGGTGGCCTTGTTAGGAAAACACTCAACGTTGCATTGGCTGGCACGGGTGTGGGTAAGTCTCTGTTTATGTGTCATTGCGCTTCTAATAATATGGTGAACGGCAAGAACGTTCTTTATATTACTATGGAAATGTCAGAAGAGAAGATTGCCGAACGTATCGATGCTAACCTTCTTAACGTAACAGTTGATGAACTATCAATTCTTCCTAAAGATGTATACGACAAGAAACTTGCTCGTGTTAAGGAGAAGACGGTAGGTAAATTAGTCATTAAGGAGTACCCTACCGCATCTGCAGGGTCAGCTAACTTTAGGCATCTACTCAATGAATTACGTATTAAGCGAAACTTTGTACCTGATATTATTTACATTGACTATCTTAATATCTGCTGCAGTAGTCGTATTCGTGGCGGGGCGAATGTTAACTCATACACTTACATCAAGGCAATTGCTGAAGAGCTCCGTGGCCTTGCTGTTGAGTTTAATGTTCCTATTGTTACTGCTACTCAAACAACAAGAAGTGGTTATGGTAATTCAGACGTTGAGCTCACTGATACGTCTGAGTCTTTCGGTCTTCCAGCAACTGCTGACCTGATGTTTGCTCTCATTAATACTGAGAAGCTAGAGTCATATGGACAGATTATGGTCAAGCAGCTTAAGAACCGCTATAACGATCCTACTCTGTTTAAGAAGTTTGTTGTAGGTGTTGATCGAGCTAAGATGCGTTTGTATGACGTTGAACAATCTGCACAAGAAGATTTAGCAGATGATACCCCTGCTTTTAATAAGAGCAAATTTGGCCAATCTATGGATGCAGAGAAGAAAGATCGATTTAAAGGGTTACTCGTATGAAAAAGATGCTTTATGTATACCGACCTCTCCTGAATGCAGAGGATGTTGTTAAGTGGGCTAAAAGTGTAGGGTTTAAGACTACCATTGACCCATCTGATATGCATGTCACTATTGCATATAGTAGAGAGCCAGTTGATTGGGATCAATTTGGTGAACAGATGAAATATGTGAGTGTGCTCTACAACTACATTATTAAACAGTTTGATGGTGGAGCAACAGTTCTATCATTTAATTCTGAAATACTTCATAATAGATGGAAGCAATTTTTAGAAGGTGGTGCTTCATGGGATTACCCGGATTACAACCCTCACGTCACTCTCACCTATAAGGCAGAAGATCTTGACATAACCTCAATTCCACCATATAAAGGTGTGTTAATGTTTGGTCAAGAAGTATTTAAAGAATTAGACCTAGATTACAAAGATACAATTGTAGAGAAATAAAAAAGGGCGCTCAAGGCGCCCTTTCCTGTAATCCATCTTTAAATTGTGCCTTGACTATCTCAACAGCTTCATAAAGACCATCGCCATAAGATCCGTGAGCCCTTCCAAGTTCACGCTCTAGTCGGCTGATAATTTCGGTATAGATATAAGTTGCGATAGCATCAGCAGCACGGCCAACACCATACAAGTCACCGTAAATATCACAGCGCACATCTTGCCTGATAAATTCTTTGATCTGAGCTCTCATTTTAACCTCCATCTTATATTTTAATTATAACGTTATTGG